CCTAGTTAGCTATGGCAGAGTATATGAGGAGATTTTTGAATGACTGAAGCAATCCATCAACCATGCCCTGATTGTGGCAGTAGTGATGCTTTACAGATCAATAAAAGCAGCACATATTGTCACAGTTGCAGAAAGTACACTAAAACGGGAGAGGGTTATTACCCTGTAGAGGTTCCAGAGAACCACGACCCTAGACCTAAACCAAGCTTTAATGCTGTTGAGAACATGTTAACCACTGGTAAGTACCAGAGTATCGTATCTAGAGGGTTGACTACAGCTACAGCTCAGTTCTATGGGATATTAGAGACCCCAGAGAAGACCTACTTCAGCTACCACCACCCAGAAGACTCTCTGGTTCCTATAGCGGCTAAAATACGGCTACCTGACAAGCAGCACAGCATTGTAGGTGAGTGGAAAGATGCAGGGCTATTCGGACAGCATCTATTCTCTGCTGGTTCTTCTAAGTATGTCACTATCACTGAGGGAGAGTTTGACGCAGCAGCCAGCTACCAGATGCAGGGCAGCAAGTACCCAGTAGTATCTGTTAGGAATGGCGCTAGTGGCGCTCTAAAGGACTGTAAAGCAGCCTATGAATGGCTAGACAGCTTCGATGCCATTGTCATATCTATGGACTCTGACGAACCTGGTCAGAAGGCTGCGCGAGAGATTGCAGAGCTGTTTGGTGGCAAGTCAGCAGTGATGAAGAACCCTCCACACTATAAAGATGCCTGCGACTATCTAGTAGCTAACGACACCAAAGGCTACATTTCTGCGTTCTGGAACGCTGAGAAGTTTGTACCTGATGGAATCATCAATGGCGCTAGTCTCTGGGATGAGGTGAACAGGCCAGTAGAGAAGTCTGCTGTAATGTATCCATGGGAGAGCCTGAACAAGCTAACCTACGGCATCAGAGAGGCAGAGCTAGTCACCATCACAGCAGGCTCTGGGCTAGGTAAGTCACAGTTTGTGAGAGAGATAGTGTGGCATATCCTCAAACACTCTGAGGAGAACATTGGCTTATTATTCCTAGAGGAGAATGCACGTAAGACTGCACTGTCTTTGATGTCACTAGCGGCTAACAAGCCCCTGCACCTGCCTGACGTAGAGAGCACAGAAGAGGAACGCTGGGAGGCTTTTGAATCTACCATGGGTACTCAGAGACTGTTTATGTTTGACCATTTCGGTTCTACCAGCATAGACAACATCATAGCTCGCTGCCGCTACATGGCTAAAGCACTGGACACCAAGTTCCTGTTCCTAGACCACGTTAGTATTGTTGTGTCTGCACAGAGCAATGGCGATGAGCGCAAGGCTCTGGATGAGATATGCACCAAGCTGCGTATGCTGGTTCAAGAGACTGGTATCACCCTGTTTATGGTAAGCCACCTGAAGAGACCTGACGGCAAAGGCCACGAGGAAGGCGCTGCTAGTAGCCTGTCACAGCTTAGAGGCTCTGCATCCATTGCACAGCTCTCAGACATGGTGATAGGACTAGAGAGGAATGGCCAGGCTGAAGACCCCATAGAGAGGAACACTACCAACGTGAGAGTGCTCAAGAACCGCTTCTGCGGTACTACTGGGCCTGCTGGCGGGTTGCTGTTTGACCAGAAAACTGGTAGGATGGTAGAAGTTAAGGAAGAGGGTTTGTAATGAGATGTGTAGCGTGTAACAAGAATTTATCGGACTTTGAGTCTACAAGGAAATCTGCTGAGAGTGGTGAGTATTTAGATATTTGCAATGATTGCTTCTTTTACACTGAGGACGACATTGCCACCATCGACAGAGATGACCTACGAAGTGAATCTGACACAGTATTGGAGAGCCAAGAATATGAGCAAGATTGGAACTTGGGTAATGACAGTTCAGGAGAGTAAGGCTGAGCTGAGCAGACTAAACCCTTATGATAAACACAGCAACAAAAACAACGCAGCGAGGCAGTACTATGTTGATTACTCTGGACATAGAAACCAACACAAGTCACGACACTATCTGGGTAGCAGTAACTCAGGACGTTGAGACTGGTGAGATGCTAGAGCATTGCTCTGCTGAGACTCTGGAGCCTCTGCTTCGTGACTCAGAATGCGTTATTGGTCACAATATCATAGGCTTCGATGCTCCAGTACTAGAGAAGCAGTGGTCACTACAGATACCTACAGAGAAGCTAAAGGATACTTTAGTGCTCAGCAGGCTCTGGAACCCGTCTCTGGAGGGTGGACATAGCCTAGACTCTTGGGGCAAACGCTTTGGCGATCACAAGATAGACTTTCACGACTATGACGGTGGACTGTCTGATGAGATGGTGGAGTATTGCAGGCAGGACGTAGCACTCACCACAAGGCTTTACAAGCATTTAACAAACACACTGAATCTAGAGGAGTTTAAACCGCAGTGCGTAGATTTAGAAGAGAAGGTGTACATCATTACGGCTCAGCAGGAGCGCAACGGCTTCATGCTAGACGTAGAAGCAGCTACCACACTCTGGCAAGACATAACACACAAGATGAGGACGATAACATCGGAGCTACAGAAGGTGTTCCCTCCGATAGTGGAGGAGAGGTGGTCAGAGAAGACAGGGAAGAGACTGAAGGACAAGGTGACTGAGTTTAACGTAGGCTCTCGTAAGCAGATTGCAGAGAGGCTAGAGGGTGTAGGTGTTAAGTTTAAGATACAGACTGAGAAGGGCGCTGTCATTGTTAATGAGAAGGTGTTGGAAGGTATAGACATCCCTGAAGCTAAGATGATATACGAATACCTGATGCTACAGAAGAGAGCATCACAGATAGACTCTTGGTTAACTCACGAGAAGGACGGCAGGGTACATGGCAGGGTTATTACCAATGGCGCTGTAACAGGCCGTATGACGCACCACAGCCCTAACATGGCTCAAGTGCCTTCAGTGTCTGCACCGTATGGCAGAGAGTGTAGATCATTCTGGATTGTGCCTGAGCACCACAAGCTAGTAGGCTGTGATGCTAGTGGCTTAGAGCTACGTATGCTTGCACACTACATGCGTGATGAGAACTACACCAACGAGATACTCAGCGGTGACATCCACACAGCTAACATGAAAGCAGCAGGACTCACTGACCGCAACCAAGCCAAAACTTTCATCTACGCCTTCCTGTACGGTGCTGGCCCAGCTAAGATAGGTCAGATAGTAGGAGGTGGTTACAAAGAAGGACAGAAGCTCACAGATTCCTTCCTACGCAACACACCAGCACTGGCTAGGCTACGAGAGCGTGTATCTAAGTTCTCAGCAGGTGGTACACTACCAGGACTGGACGGTAGAAGAATACGTGTAAGGTCAGAACACGCAGCACTTAACACGCTGCTACAGGGTGCAGGCGCTATAGTAATGAAGCAGGCACTGGTGTTGATGGCAGAGTCACTAGACACGTACGCTATTCCGTACAAGCTAGTAGCTAACGTGCATGACGAGTTTCAGATAGAAGTACCAGAGAATTTTGCTGATGTAGTAGGCAAAGCAGCAGTAAGAGCCATCAAGAATGCAGGAGAAGTGTTAGACCTGCGCTGCCCTCTTGATGCTGAATACAACGTAGGTAATAACTGGGCAGAAACCCATTAACTAGAGGTAATTATTATGCGTACAACTTTACAAACTTTAATGAAAGAAGAAGAAATCAACCAAACGGAACTATCACGTAGGACTGGCGTACCACAACCTACTATATCCCGTATTTTAGATGCTCTGCACGAGTCTCCTAACTTCCAAAGCATGTTAAAATTAGCCAAGTATTTCAAGGTTCCTGTAGAAACTTTATATGAAGAAGACCTTTCATATTATGACCAACCTACGCAGACTATGACTGTAGATAGCTCTAAAACCATAACCATAGAGATTAAAGTGCATTGACAAATGTGTACGAAATGTGGTATAATATACGTAGATCAGTTGTGATCTAAAACAACCAAAGAGGCAATAAAGATGAGTGAAGCAAAACCAGTAACAGTAAACGCAGAGATGATGTGGTCTAGCCTACAAGAGGTAAACCGCATGTCAGGTAAGTACCAAGTAGACCTAGCACAGCTATCTTCAGCAGCAGTAGAAGCTCTTGAGATGATGGGCTTGAGTGTACGCAACAAAGAAGGTCAGGGAGACTTTGTAACTGTGAAGTCTAACCATCCTATCCGTGTATATGACACTGACGGCAAAGAGATTACAGGCATCCTAGTAGGCAATGGCTCTAAAGCTAAGGCTGTATTGTCCTACTACGACTGGAAGTCTCCAGCAGGTCAGGCAGGACGTAGCCCTAAGATGTTTAAGCTAGTAGTCACTGACTTGATACCTTACAGCGGCAAGGAAGAGTTTGTCGAAGTAGATATGGAAGAAGCTCTGTGATATTAATTGATGCAGACATTCTAGTCTATCGCGTAGGCTGGTCATGTAACGAAGAATCTGAGAAGACTGCCGTCAGCACCATCGACGGCTTTATCTCTGACTTGTTGCTACAGCTCAACGTAGATCAAGAAACAGACTACTATGTTCTGTATCTCACTGGCAAAGGAAACTTCCGCAAGGAATATGCCGTTACTGCTGAGTACAAAGGAAACCGTAAAGATAAGGCTAAGCCCGTGCATATTCAGGCACTACGCCAACACCTTATCGACAAGTGGGCTGCTGTAGTTACTGAAGGAGAAGAGGCAGACGATGCCATAGCTATAGCAGCTACTACACACGGTGACAAGGCTATCATGGTCTCTCTCGACAAGGACTTTGACCAGATTCCAGGATGGCACTACAACTTTGTAAAGAATAGTAAGTACTACGTAAAGCCAGAGGACGGCTTACGCTTCTTCTACCGCCAGATACTGATGGGTGACAGGATTGACAACATCATAGGTATTAGGGGTATTGGTGAGAAGAAGTCAGAGAAGATTCTGAAGGACTGTACTACTGAGCAGGAACTCTACGACAAGTGCGTAGAAATGTACGAGGGAGACGAAGACAGAGTGATAGAGAATGGTAGGATGCTCTGGCTACGCAGGTACGAAGGTGAGATATGGAGTTTCAATGAAACCAAGGAATAACGGAAGATGGACAGAAGCGCGTTTCCGTTCCTTTATCGTCTCTGCACTCAGACAAGCTCACGCTAAGTGGGGTGTAAAGCACGATGTCAAGTCAGCGGCTAGAGTGGCTAGAGGAGTTTACAAGTGTGCCAAGTGTGGCAAAGGCTCCCCAGCTACTCTACCACCGCTAGAAGGAAAGAAG